AAGTATCTACAAGATATGAAATGCCAGATGGTTCTAAGGTGTTTGGTAAAGCAATTTTAAGTGACCCTGAAAAGTATTTTACACCAGAAATTCTTGATAAGTTAAATGATCATGCTAAGACGGTGTTTTTATATGGTGGATTTGATGAGCAAAAATGAAAGAAATAGCTGGCAACAGACTAGTATGGAGACACATACAGAGAGAGAACCAGAAGATGATTCTCGATCCATTAGGTTATGATGCCATAAAAGATATAGATGAAATGCACAATAGGAATCGGCGTAGTACGGATGATCCCTATCTTAAAGCCACTAGTGATAAAATTTCTCACCGTTTTCCAAAAATTGATGATGCAGAAAGAAGATAATATGACAGAAGAAGAGAAGAATAAATTTTTAATGCACCCCAAAAGGTTTGAAGCTTTAGAAAAAAGGGTAGAAACCTTAGAAAAAAAACATCAAGACCTAATTGATAATTTACGAATTTTCATGGTAAACGATGAGAAAGAACAAAATAATGAATAAATCATATAAAGAATGTTCTAATCCAAATGATCCAGAAGATAAATCTTTGTGTATAATAGTACAGGATGATTCACCATTTGATGGGGCGGTAATTAGATATACAACATTTAAATTAGTAGAACAGGAATTGACGGGAGATGATATAGCTTGTCAATATGAATATGAAATTGAAGTGCCACCACATGATATAGGAATGGAAATTTCTGAAGAAGACGGAAAAGCATTTGAGCAACGATTAGGCGAATGGGTAATAGAAATTATACAATCACAAATGGATAAACATGCAGCAGCGGATAGAGACAATAATACTAAGAAATCTACTACATAATGAAGAATATACGAGAAAGGTTTTACCATTTCTCGATAAAGAATATTTTGTAGAACATGCAGATAAATTGTTGTATGGACAAATAGATACTTTTGTTAATAAGTACAATAATTTACCTACTAAAGAGGCATTAGTTATTGAATTAGATAGTACATCATTAAGAAATGAAGAATTTGATGAGGTAACGGATTTATTAACTTATGTAGAGGAGCAGGACAATGAACAACCGGATATTCAATGGTTATTGGAAACAACAGAAAAATTCTGTCAAGACAAGGCAATATACAATGCCGTTGTTAAGTCAATTAAAATATTGGATGAGCCCGAAAAATCTGAGTCTGGCAAAGGTGCTATTCCTGAGTTGCTTACCGATGCTCTTTCTGTTAATTTTGATCCTCATGTCGGCCATGATTACCTTTTGGATTCTGATGATCGTTATGCATTCTATCATAGAGTGGAAAAGAAAATCCCCTTTGATCTTGACTTCTTCAATAAAATAACACAAGGCGGCCTATCTTCTAAAACTTTAAACATTGCTCTTGCGGGAACAGGTGTCGGTAAATCTCTGTTTATGTGTCATGTTAGTTCTAGTGCTTTATCACAGGGAAATAATGTTTTGTACATTACATTAGAAATGTCAGAAGAACGAATCGCAGAAAGAATAGATGCAAATTTGTTGAATATTCGATTAGATGATTTGGTAAGTTTACCTAAACAGATGTATGAAAAGAAAATGGAAGACCTTAAGAGTACGGTTAAAGGTAGATTAATTATTAAGGAATATCCTACAGCTGCAGCAAGTACAAATCATTTTAGAGCATTATTGAATGAACTAAATCTCAAGAGAAATTTTAAACCAGATATCATTTTTGTTGATTATATTAATATATGTTCTTCTTCAAGAATTAGACCAGGACAATATGTAAATTCTTACAGTTATATTAAATCAATAGCAGAAGAACTTAGAGGATTGGCAGTAGAATTTGATGTTCCTATTATGTCTGCTACTCAAACGAATAGGGCAGGGTTTCAAAATACAGATGTTGGTCTTGAAGATACTAGTGAAAGTTTTGGACTTCCAGCAACTGCAGATTTTATGTTTGCTCTTATTACTAACGAAAACTTAGAAGCAGCAGGACAAATGTTAATCAAACAATTAAAAAATCGGTATAGTGATATTACCTCAAATAAGAAATTTTTAGTTGGAGTTGATAGAGCAAAAATGAGACTCATTGACTTAGGAGATGCTTCACAGTCAGATTTAGTTGATACTGGTAAAGAAGAAATAGAAAATGTGCCAGTATTTGATACACCTTCAAAGAAAACGAAAAAGGATTTCGGGGAGTTTAAGTTTGAATAAAAAAGTTTTAATTATTTCTCATATTTCAGGTACTGGTGGTAATTTTTTAGATTATTTTTTAATGAATCATAAGGAGGTTTTTTATAAAGGATATCTTACTGTAGATCGTAATAATGAATATTGGGGTATTCTTGCTAATGATGAAAGTAACTATCGAAATCGATGGGAACTGTGTACAACCAAATCACAAACAGATTTTATTAATACGTTAGCCACTACAACTGAAGATACTATACACGGAGAAAGAACATACAAAACGGGCCGTTGCAAATATATAACTACGACTATACATTTAACAGAAAATAGATGTATATACAATGATGCTGTACTTCTTGGAATATACATTGATGATGATGTGATACCTTATATTAAATCATTACTTGAGTTAAAATTTACTGGTAGAAAACATAGAGAAGATATTAAGCAGGAACCTCCAACAGCCAGTAAGTGGATAGAAGATATTCTAAGAGATGGATTTAATGAGTACTATCTCAAATGCATTGATTCAGAAATTGCACCAACTCATCTTATTAACTATAAGTCATTTTTTATTGATCAAGAAGAAGCTGAATATATTAAGTTATGTAATTTTTTAAGTATAGTTCCTGATATTGAAATGTATATGAAGGCAATTGATTATTATATGTATATGAATAATAAACTATTAAAGGATTTCGAGGAGTTTAAATTTGAATGATAGCGATAACGTAATAAACCTGACAGAATATAAAGCAGAAAGAATAAAAAAAAGAGAAGAAGAAGAACAGAGTCGATCTGTTCCTACCCTCATGGCGTTCTTGCCAAATGAGTATTACATTTTCCCTGAAATGGGGTTAATGATCCATGTCCTATTTCTTACGGACAAAAGCATACATTATGACAATCAAGCAGTTTATGTGATGGAAGACCAGTATGGCAATATATTTGCTGATGTGGTTGAAGAAGAAACTTGCGATGGATGGCACGAACTTCACAAAGATGTATTTATGGAAGCCGTAGGAAAAGTTGTACCAACTGATCCTGATGCATCTTAAAGGTGTGTGGTATTATAAATATATCAGTAAATTCTATTTTAAACCTAAGGGAATAAATGAAAACATTTATCAATTTTTCTGAAACTGAATCCTTTTTAGATGATTTGCTAGAATATAGCATACATGAACCAAAATATGGTGCAGGTGAACAGGTAGTTGTTAAAACAAAAAAAATTGATACTGTAGCTGAACTTTTAGGCGTTAAAATAGATGGATCAACCATTTTAACAAAAGCAAAACCAACTTCTACTGCAATAGAAGTAAAGGTAGGGGGTGGAGGAGATCAAGAAGTATATTTAGAAGTTGGTGGTAAAACATTTGTTCTGAGAGGAGCCGCTGCTACAATCAAAAACTATTTTAATGGTTACAAAGACGGTACGGGAATAACATGGAAAGCAGATTCAATAGAAACTGCTCAATGTTTGGGACTTTATTATGATGCAGATGCCGCATTAGCAAAAATAGGTAAAGCAGGTGGTACACCATCTAGTAGTGTTACATCTTCAATTAAGTCGGAAATAAAGTCAGCTTTCGGAGGTAGTCAAGATTGGGATAGTGGTGGAGTAGCAAAAATTACATCCAAACTTGATGATATTAGTTTAGGTGATATGAATTTACTTTTGGGTTTAGCTGCAGGAATGCAACTATTCTGGAAATCAGTAGGAAAACCAGCACTTGGAACGGCTTATATAACTCATGGTGCAATTAAAAGTTATTATTCCGCAGAAGAAAATAATCCGACTATTGAAGTTAGAGGATCAAAGGCTAATGCGGCAGATGTTATTATATCTAATGTGTCTTCTGATAAACTACTTTTAGCAATGAAAAAGGGAAAAGTTGAATATGATAACAAATCAACTTGTTCTATAGTAGATTCAGACATTAAGTTTCTCCAAGTTTCACTAAAGAAGGCAAAAGGTGCAGCACAACTTGGTAAGATTACTGCAATGTTACAGTCAAAGTACAAATTACCCAAATATGAAGTAATGTTAAAAACCTTATTAGATGAAGGATATTTAGATGAGGGATTTAAAGATTTTTTTTCTGGTGTTTGGAAAAAAATAAAAGGGTTTGTGGGTAAACTTAAAGGTTGGGTAAAGGGACTAACTAAAAAGTTTTCAAAGACATTTGATAAAAAAGTTAAAGGTGATTTAAATGATCTTCAAAGACAATTTGATAGAATGCCAGGACCGAAGGTTAATCTAAAGGAAGCCTTTAAATTTGATGAACAAGGATTTATTTGTGAAGGATTAAATTCAGAATTGGCAAAATTAGATGTTGCAAAATTAAATATAATCAGAAAAGGAATCGAAAAACGGTTAAGTAATTTTGCAAAAGATGCTAGTTCACCAGTATTTTCTTACAAAAAAACAGGTAGTTTAAATAGCGGTGTTATGAAGGATGTAGGAGATATATTTAAACTGTTTTCAAATTATACAGGTGTTTATGTTTTCAATGAGGTTATTTCTGCTAATTTAGGAGATATGAACAAATTAAAAAAAGAAATGATTGCAATGCAAAAAGAGATGTTATTTGGTAAGACCACACTTCCAGTATGGAAAGTATATGGAATTGGTGGAGGGGGTAATCCTTGGGAAAATTTACAAGGAGCAAAAGAATTTGAAGAAGGGAAAGAATCGTCTTTTGCGGGTTTAGTTGGTGCTGTGTGTGGATTCCATGCCAATAGTACTGATGGAGGAAATTATTATGCACTTGAAAGTTCTTTTTTGTATAGTGTAGATCCCGAAGGAATACCAACATATACTTTAAATCGTATGGGAACTAATCAAGGAGGTTCAAATTTTTCTTTTGTTTTTGAGGGAGCAACTACTATTGATTCTAAAAGGTTTATATCCAAATATGGAAAGGCAAGTAAATAGTGTTTGCATTTAATTCTTTCCTAACTGAACAGAAGAACCTTCACATGGAACACCTTGAAGATGAGGTGTTGAATCATGGAGTAGAAGGAACAAGAGGAGCAATAAACTTCCTTCAAGGTTTACGTGATATGTTGGCCGGAAATTCTTCATCCTCTGTGGATGTTACAGTAAAGTGGGATGGTGCCCCCGCAATATTTGCGGGTACTAATCCAGAAAATGATCAATTTTTCGTAGGTACTAAAGGAATATTTGCCAAAAATGCGAAGATAAACTATACTGAAAAAGATATAAATTCAAATCATTCTGGAGGATTAGCATCAAAACTTAAAGTTGCTCTCAATGAATTACCCAAGGCAAATATAAAAGGTGTTTTACAGGGTGATATGATGTACACGGATGATGATTTAAAAACTGAAACTATTGATGGTGAATCTTATATAACTTTTCAACCAAATACAATTGTTTATGCTATACCTAAAAAATCTAAATTGGCAGCCAAAATAAAGTCCTCTACAATGGGAGTCGTATGGCACACTACTTATAGTGGCGATACGATGGAGGACATGGCCGCCTCTTTTGGTGTAAGTTCAGGAGCATTCAGAGAAACTAGTTCAATATGGCAAGCAGATGCTAAATTTCAAGATACATCTGGAAGTGCTACAATGACAAAGAAAGAAACGGCAGATGTTACTAAAATATTAAGTGATGCTGGAAGGTTATTTAAAACAATAAATTCTAATATTTTAGGAATGATTGCAGATGACTCTCAAATAGGTGAATTAGTAAAGGTATATACTAATAAGATGGTACGACAAGGACAAAAAATAACAAATGTAAGAAAACACACCGCAGGATTGATAGCATTTGTATATGACAAGTTGAAATCGGAGATTGATAAAGTAAAAAGAGAAGAAACAAAGAAAAACAAAAAAGAGGTGATGGATAAATATGTAGGATTCCTTAGGAAAAATTCAAGTGAAATTGTTAAAATATTTGAGATGCAAAATTTACTCATTGACGCAAAATTAATAATTATTCGTAAATTAGAGAAAGTAAAATCTATAAAAACATTGATGAAAACATCTACAGGATTTAGAGTAACTGCTCCAGAAGGATTTGTTGCTATAGATACTCTCAAGGGTGGAGCCGTCAAATTAGTCGACCGAATGGAATTTTCAATGCAAAACTTTAATGCAGCAAAAAATTGGGATAAGTAAATGAAAAAATTTAAAGAATATACTAGTATAGATGAAGGGTCAGATGATAATTTGGTTGAATTAATACGAGATATTACTTCTAAAATGATTGGTGCTATTAAAAAGAATGATCAAAGAAAGTTATTAGGTCTCTATAAAAATTTGGGAAAGATTATCAAATGAAACCATTTCGTTTATATTTAACTGAACTAGCATGGCAACAAAGTACATCCAAAATGGTATTTGGTTGGAATAGTTTTGATTATGTAATGTTACCATTATCTCCTAGCATACTTGGTAGAATAATGGAACAGACCAGAGACACTTGTTTTCATGTAATGGGGTACAGAGACATTGGAAATTTAAAATCAATTCAAGGAAAGAAAAAATCAATTTCTGCATTTTTTAGAATGGAAGCAGACGCAATAGAAGATGGAGTACAATCAGGTGGTGCTATTGTCGCTGAACTGGAAGCAAATGTTCTCTTTTCTGGAGAAGAAGATATAATGAGTAAACCCGATAAAACTGGTAGGAGATGGATTGATTTTGCTATTGCTACAGGAGAGAATAAAGGAACACAACCAATACATACTCAAATAAAAAAAGATTTTGGAAAGATGTTGTCAGCCCTTTTGAAAAAAGAAAAAGTTAAACATGCCTCATCGATAGAAAGAATAATTCAAGCTTGGTATGATTATGGAAATAAAGCAGATGGAAAAACAAAAGCAAGATTAATTGCGGGATATTTTGATGGATTAGAAGGAATAATGAAAAATAAAAAATATCATGCTGCAATAGCAAAGAATTTTTATGGGTACATACAAGATAAAGGTGGTTGGGCTGGAACTTGGGATGAACAAATAGTTAATAATATTTCAATTAAAAAATTACATTTCTTAGAAGAAGCGTTAGAATGGGAAATTCCTGAAGAGCCAAAAAAACTTTCAGGAAGTATACCTTTTAAAATTTGGTCTTCTGCGGAAGACTTAGAATCTTACATTACAAAAAAGGCGGGAAAATGAAATCATTTAGAGGCTTTCATGAAGGGTGGTTTTCTAAAAAAGAACCAGAAGATGAAGAAGAACAAGAATTACAAGACCTTGGTATGAAATCGTCCGGTAGAGGAAGTTGGTCTAAAAGAGATCAAGAGCGATATAATGATCTCTGGATGAAGATGCACAAAAAAGGAAAAACACCAACAATGACACCACCTACTGTACATGGTGATGATTCTTGGGCGACTAAAACAACTAAGTTACATAAAAAACTTAGGTTAACTAGAAAAGATCATCCAAGTGTTCTTTCATGAAATCTTTTAAAGGATATTTAAAAGAAGCACCGGCGTGGACAGAGAGTTTATCTACCATGTTGTTTGATTTACCAAGAGCAGGTTTGATAGATGTGATGATTCCATTATCTCCGTCTATATTCAAGAGAGTGTGGCCAGAACCGGTTCGTTCAACAGTATTTCATTTAACTGATATGGATGGTGTTGGAAAATTGAAAAAAATGCAAGGAAAGAAAAGATCAATCTCTGCTTTTTATAATATAAAAGATTTTATACTTCAAGGTGGAATTAAAACAGATGGTGGTTATGTTGTAGAGTTAGAAGGTGATGTTCTTGTTGCTGCACCAGATGATGTATCAAGTCAACCAGATAAGTCCGGTAGACGGTGGTTAGTTTTTGGTACGATTATCAGAGAGATGGGTGGTGGAAGTAAGATCAAGAAAATGGAAAAAGACATAGAGAGTTTATTAGTAGATATTCTTGTTAAAAACGATATGGGTCCATACAAGAAAAAACTGAGCCAACATGAACTTAACAAAGCATGGTCTTATCTTGGTAAATCTACTGGTGGGAAAGAAAAATCAATAATTATCAAAGATTACATTAATGGTATGGAAAAGATCATGAAGAAATATTCCAAACAATTACATTCTATATTTACGGATTATGTTGATAAAAGAGAACTCATACCAGATCCAGATAGTGGTGATACTGCGTTGTGGGATGAAATAGTAGTTAATAATTTTAAGGTTAAGAAAGTTCATGTGACTGAAGAGTATGGAGAAGGTTATCAAGATGATGATGATATAGAAGGATTTCCATTTGAACTTTATCCAGATAAGAATTAATGAAATCTTTTAAAGGATATTTAATAGAAAGAGGAACTAGTTTATCAGATTTGATATTCCTTCCAAGAATATCGGAGTATAACCAATTGATGATTCCTATATCCTCATCTATGTATAAAAGAATTTGGCCTGACACACTCAGAGCAACAGTATTTCATACAACGGATGAAAAAGGTGTTAAGAAGATAGCAAAACTTCAAGGAAAGAAAAGTCAAATATCTGCATTTTTTGAAATGCAATCTAGATATATGGAAATTGGTGTTGCAACTCAAGGTGGTGTTCATTCAGTATTAGAGATGGACGCAGATGTTCTCCTATCAGCTAAAGGTGATGTGATGAGTCATTTAGACAAGAGTGGTAGAAGGTGGACATCTATAAGGGATCTTGAAGAAACTTCTAGATTCGTAAATTTTAGTAAAGTACTGGTAGACCTTGAAAAAATGTTTGCACCTTTAGTTGCGAAATACCTTGCAAGAGGTGAGTTTCAAGATTATGCAACAGTATTTCAACTTTGGGCAATGGCAAAGAGAAAAGTTGACAGTAAGACTATGAGTCTGATAATAAAAGATTACATGGATGGAATGGAAAAGGTTATCAAGAAAAACATCAAAACATTTAGTGATGTCATGTTGGGCTATGCAAAGAAAAGGTCAACCGATTATTCGTGGGATGAGCAAGTGGTCAATAACATTAAAGTTAAGACAGCTCATTTTTTTAAATTAAAACTACTAAGAGGCGAGAATTCTTTGTCATTAGAACAACAAGAATTGATAGAGTTTGCTGAGTCTAAGGGATGGAAAACAAAAATGTGGGATGCACCTATAGAGTTAGAAGCATACACACGGAAAGTTGCTAAAAAGGAATTAGGAAAATGAAAACATTTAAAGAACATTTAACCGAGGGTATGCCGAAAGGTGCTGTAGCAGGATTTGATGGTCCCGATGGAGAAATCGTAATTTATAAAAAAGGATCTGGATTTTATGGAGATACTGGTGATTTTGATTTTTCAGCTAAAAATGTGAAAGAACTTAAAAAAATATTAAAGGATATAGGGGCTAATCCAAATAAACCATCCTTTGGTTGGCTGCCGAAGTCAAGGAGATACTAATGAAAACATTTAAAACGCATATTGATGAATTATACAAAGATTATCCAGGCAAGGGGTGGGTATTAGGTACTAAAGATGAACCAAAAAAACTTAAAGATAAAGATATTATATGGAGATCCAAAGTTCATCATTATGATGATACTGTAAGAAGTGATAACACAAGATTTATAATAGTAAAAAATAAAGGAAAATTTAGTATGTATGCAAAGAGTGACAAAAGTGGTAAAATAGTTTTTCATTTCGGTGATAAACCTACACTCGATGACGCAAAAGAATTCGCATCAATCAGAAAATGGCAAGAGAAAAAATGAAAACAGCAGTATTTGCATTTGGAAGATTCAATCCTCCTACAATCGGACACGAAAAATTGATAGATGCAGTAATTGCAGTTAATCAACGTGAGGGTGGAACCGCCTTTATTTATGGTAGTCATACACAGGATCCAAGAAAGAATCCTCTTACTCATAAACAAAAGTTTAAGTATTTGAAAGAGATGTTTTCAAGTAAAAAGAAGATTTTTCAAAGTAGATCAAAAACAAAGAACCCACTTGAGGTGGCATCTGAATTAAGTGGAAAATACAATAAATTGATAATGATAGCGGGTAGTGATAGAGTTTCAGAGTTTAAATCTTTACTAAATACTTACAATGGGAAAACAGGTGGACACGGATCATATGAATTTGAAGAAATAGAAGTAAAAAGTGCAGGAGAACGTGATCCAGACGCAGATGGAGCATCTGGAATGTCAGCATCTAAGATGAGAAAAGCAGCAGTTAAAGGAGATTTTGATGCATTTCAAAAGGGTGTATCAAATGAATTAAATGAGAAAGATAAAAGAAAAATGATGAATGTAGTTAGAAAAGGATTAAAATTAGATGCAATCCTTGAAGGAATGAAGAGTCGAAGGGGTACACAAGAACCAGTTGAAGTCGAAAATATCGACCTTAAGTCTGCGAAAGAGTTATCATGGCAGGGTTATGATACTGTAAGTCTATCTACATGTGATGAAGCATTTGATTTATTTGATGAAATTGTCAATAGTGTTGGTGAGGCTTCTTTCACTAAACCTGAATTAGCATATCTTAAAGAATCATTAATTTTAGTTGATAACTGTCTTACTATTACACAAATACCAGAAGAAATATTAGAAGATGGAGATGTACAAAATTATATTCAATATTCCGGTAAAGCAATAAAATTATTGGAGCATGTTGGAAAAAAAGTAGGTATACCATTTAACTATTCATTTTTAAACGTACTTCAAGTTAGTATGGCCAATGAAACCATACCTAAAAAATCATTTACAAAATTTTCAGGAGAAATGTATGGCGTCCGATAGCCTATTAAATGTAATCAATGGCCTTGTTAAGCGAGAGGATCGGATTGCAAAAAAAGAAGATAAAAAAATTAAAGAAAAATTAAAAAAACAAAAGCTTGAACAAGAGCCTGAGGATGATGAAGATGAAGATGAAGCTCCTGTAGGTGATCAAGATGCACCAGAAACAGAAGTTGAACCTGAAGCAGAACCTGAAGCTGAGCCAGAAGTAGAACCTGAAGCTGAGCCAGAAGCAGAACCTGAAGCAGAACCTGAAGCTGAGCCAGATGATGGTGCCGGTGATACTAAAGCAAGTGGTCCCGATCCTGTTTTAGTTCAACAAGTAACTAATGCTGTTATGGGTCAAATTATGCAAATGATGAAAGATGCAGAAGCAGAACATAAAGAGGCAAATAAAAAAGAAATTAAACTTTCTGGTAAAAAAGAAAAAGTTGATACTAAACCAAAAATGGAATCTAAAAAAGAGAGAAAATCTTTTAGAGAAGCAATCCGTCTTTCTGTTACTAATGGTACACCATTATCTGAAGACTATGAAGAGGACGTTCTGAACATACTTGAAAATGAGGGTATAGATGGTCCTTTAGGATATGAACCATTCTTTGAAAAAGGAAAATTGTTTGTAGAAAAGGGATCAGAAAAGTCTGCCGCAAAGGTACTTAAAAAATCTAGAGATATTCGAAAAGTTCCTAAAATTGTTGGAGAGTCATTAGAAGAAGAGGATAAGAAAGAGAAATATCAAGCATTCGTTTCTGTTATGTTAAAGAAATTTGGAGTAGAAAGTCCTGCTGAATTAGAAGGTGATAAGAAAAAAGCATATTTTGATGCACTAGATAAAGGTTGGGATGCCGAAGGCGAAGAGCCAGAACCAGGAGATAAAAAAAAAAATGAAAATATCGAGCTCGAAAAGCAAGTAACGAAAAATGTTTTAAAAGAGGCAAGTGCGGATGATTGGATAACAGGATTAGCAATAGGTGGTGGATTATGGGCAATGAAAAAAGCTTGGGATAAATGGGGAAAAACATCTACATTAGCAAAACTTATCAATAAAAAAAAGTACGCCGCTGATGTAATTGCAAAAGATAAAGAAGATGAGATTGATAAAGATAACCAAGATACAGTAGATAAGCGAGACGCCGAAAAAAAGGCCGGGAAAACGGCTGATGACGCACAAGCTGATTATGATCAAGATATAAAGGACGTTGGCCCAAAAAAAGCGAAGAGTATGATAGCCAAGGGATATTCTTTAGATCCTGAAGATGATACAAAGGTTATGCCAAGTAAAGAGGCTTCGGCTAAAGCTAAATCCGTGAAGTCGAAGAAATCGGCAACGGCAAAAAGACAAGGAACAGCTAAAAAAAGTTCAGCAACAACAGGAAAAACTGATGCACCAAGAAAATCACTAAATCCAGATGATAATAAGAAAAAAGAAGGAGTAGAAATGACAGAACCAAGTATTGAAGAAGCATATTTCAAAGTTGATATTGCTGGTATGCCTAGTATTTACATTGAGGGCGGTGGAGAAGGAACTGTTAAAAAATCTCTAAGAGGCATAGTAAAAAATGATGCAATTAAGAATATGAAAGTTGTAAAAGTTAAAAAAAGCGAAATGTTAAAAACATTTAAAGCTGATATGAAAGAAGAGTCAGAGGATCTGAATGAAAAGGGTACAGCATATCCAGCGACAATAGACACTTTGAAAATGATAGTGAAAGATAAACAAAATCAAGTGGTTATGTTCAAATCGGGATCGGCTAGAGTTGATAGTTTTACTGCATCCGCAATGGTTCAAGTATATGATGCTTTAAAACCAAAATCTAAAAAGACATTTGAAAAAATGATAAAAGATAAAGCAGGATTTCTCAAATCTCAAGCATTTGCAATGAAAATGACAGAAGAAACGTTATATGTAGAAAACGTAGATGTTGAGTTTGTTAAAATGGAAGAAAGTAATGAATTACAAGCAATTATGGCCTTAGATGATGCCGGTATAAAAGCTGAAATCAATCGAAAAGGTGAAGTATCTGTTAAGAAAAAGGATTTAAAGAAAGCAGTAAAAGCATTAAGTAAATCTTTCAAAAGAGGTAAAGAACCTAAAGTTGTAACAGAACAACGAAGTGCTTATGATGTAGTTTCTAAGGCACGGGCTAAACTCACAGAGGCGTATGATACTCATGCGGCAAATGATTTAAGAATTTATATAGATAATGATCGGCAATTATACAGACAACAAACTACTTCCATTATTAAGAATGTTCAACGGAAATTGAAGTCTGGTAAGTATGATCATACTAAAGCACCAAAACTATGGTCATATTTGGTAGATAATGGAGTTAAAAAATATATTAAAGAATTTGGCGGAAATGCAAAGGATCTGTTTCCAAAAGATGTTAGACAATCAGTAGCTATAGAATTAGCAAATTATTATAAAGCAGAAATTGAAGCTCAAGGTGGAGAAATGATGTAATGGAAGATCAACAAGATATTTTCGGAACTAAATCCGATCAAGAAATATTAAGAAATGTTGCAAGTAGTGTTAATGATGTTGTAAATCCAGTTGTAGAAGCTACAGCTGATGAAACTTCTGAAGAAGAAGAAGAAAAGATTAACCCTGTCGTTGATGTAGTATCACAAGCAATAAAACATTTTAAACCAAAAGGATTATTTATGCAAGGGGTATCTGATAAAGAGACACCTAAAAAATCATAAATATAATATAAACAACAATTTAATAGGAGAAAAACATGCCTTTATGGGGAACAACTCACGATTCGGCAGCCAACAAACCCAAGTGGGCACCGATTGATGAGGATTCAGATAATAGACGAGGTGATATCTATGCAACAAACGCCGGATGGGTACAACAAGCAGGAACGGCTGCCTCGGGAAGTGATAACACAGATGGAGATCCAGAAGTTTTAGTTGCAATCGGTATGCTTGCTGGTATTTCTGCAGCTACTGGTCTTAAAACAGCAACCGTAACAGCAATGAGATTTATTGTTGGAACAACTGCTGCTACTGACTTTACTGCTGGAACTACATCACAAACTCTTACATGTCAAGTTACTTGGGATGAGGAGTTAACTGTTACAGGAAGTCCAACTGTTGTTATTGCTAATGGTAACCAATCTACCGATGGTAATGGTAATTATACATTAGTATATACTGCAACGGGTTCAACTGCGAACAGAAAGCGGTTTACATTAGCAAGTCAAACTTTGTCTGCAGTTGATGTTCTGACATTGGGTGGTGCGAATGTTGTACTTGCCGGTGGAACACTTAAAGATCAAGGTGCAACGCCTGCTGATGCAGATTTAGTACTTTCAGGTTTGACTGCGGTGACACATACTGTTGCAGCGTAAACAATTAATAATTTGAGGTTTTAATATGGCAAAGAGTATTAAGAAGTCGATTAGTAAAGCTACTAAGTCGGCAAAGAAAACTGCGAAATCTGCAGTTAAAGAAGTGAAAACAGAAGTGTCAAAAGTGACTGATACTGGCACTTCTACAATAAGAGCAACCATCGAAAAACTTTCTAAAGAAAGAAATCTTCAGGCTGCTCATATTTGGAAACAAATTAAAGATAATAAAAGTTTGAGTGAGGGTCAAATTAAGGCGATTATTAACTCAAGAAACTTTTTTGCATTATTGGGCAAATTAGCTTAATAATATTTAACAGGATATGTCTAGAGTAATCCCTTTCGTTAGAATACGGAACCCTAGCATAGTGTCCTTAACGGTGTCGAGTCCCGACACATAGCCGAAGGAGATAAAATCAAATGGCTGATAAGAAAATTACCGCATTAAATGCGTCTGTAGGATTAACTGGTGATGACCTTTTTCATGTTGTAGATGACCCAAGTGGTAGTCCTACCAACAAAAAAATCACATCAACTAATGTTTTCAACAAGATTCCAACATGGTTGGGTCTTGCTCAAACAGCTGAGGTAGTAACAACACCTGGAGCAATTGATGTAACTTCCGCAATTACTAATCTGATAACTGATGGCACGGATGCTGTTACTCTCGCCGATGGCGCGATGGGTCAGATAAAAATTGTCGCAATGGTTACAGGAACAAATACTCCTGTTGCTGTAATTACACCTAATAATTTAGATGGTGGATCCAACATTTCATTGAATGCTGTTGGTGATACTGCAATGTTACTATGGAATGATGGTGCATGGCAAGTTATTGGTGGTAATGGAGCAGTTGTTGCTTAATCATTAACCTTATATTATATCGGGGGAAATTTATTTCCCCCACACCTTTAAAATGGAAATATTATGGCAAAAAATACAGATACAGTTACGGCGAATGAATTTCGTGATGAAAAAACAAAACTTGAGAATGATCGTGCATCTTTAAATGAGAAATTACAGGCTATTAATACTGAAAGAGAACGATGCATACAACAATTAACAATGATAGCAGGAGCATTACAAACTGTTAATCATTTTATAGCTAGAGTGGACCCGGAAATTAGTTTAGATGAAGAAATTGATATACCGGAAGCGAAATGAAATTTAATGATTTAAATGATGATAATTTCTTAATGTTTGTCATGAAGGAATATAATAATGTGCATTGTTTGGATACAGAAGAATTTTATGATGATTTAAAAAAAATTAAGTATATTAAAAGACTTTTTAATATTTACAAGAATACGGGTCAATTAAAGGAAAGACTTTTACTTAATCATTTTATAATATTTTTTAATGTATTCCCTGTAGAAGCAGGTACACGTATTTTATTTTATAAAATAGAACAACATTTTTGGCCGATGTTGAAAACTTTTTTAATTTATTTGGATCGAATGCCAGATAAAATAGAATCAATTAGAAATCAAGTTATACTTTCTTCCGATATAGATTTGGATGATGGTATAGTTAAAAGATTAAGAGCAATAAAGGTTTGAATGGGAGTATTAACGGGCGCAGCAAATTTATTTTTTATCTATAGATTTCTGCGAATACTCACAACAGCGTGGGAAGACAGCGATGCTTTCAAATTGGGAATTATAGATGAAAATGGTAAAATTCTCAAAAAGAAAAATAAATTAAAGGGCAAAGAAGAAAAAGAAGCCTATACCATGATGCATCGATTCGTATGGAAAATGAAGCGATTAATGGAAAAAATACCATTCGGGAAATCTCGTCTTGCTTCTTATGCTGCAGCTCTTTGGTTAATTAAAGAAGAAAAAGATTTTCATGGTACTGATAACGAATTACAAGAATCATTTTTGTCTTTCTTAGAAACTGACTGGAAAAATGAAGCACTTATTCTCAAAGAAAATTACGAGGGAGATATGGATAAAAAAACATATAGTAGCCTAAAAGCGGGTATTGATATTGAGAAATCTAATATGAAAGATGTCATTAAAGATTTCCAATCATCCGATGCTCCACAGTTTAAAGGTAAGACAGACAAGAAAAAGAAAGAGATGGCAATTGCCGCTAAACTTTCCAAAGAAGGAGTTGAACTTGATGAAATTGCACCTTGGAAAAAGGGTAAGTATAAAGTTACAGATGGAAAAACTGGTAAAGTACTTGGTACGTTCAGCTCTGGTCAAAAAGCTCAAAAATATGTGGATAAGATTTGGGATAAAGGAGATTATGATTCCCTTACTGTGGAACTGGGTGAAAAGATTGTATATACCCGAGCAGATATGGAAGAAGCTGTTCTTGTAAATAGAGATTACAAGTATGATGGAAAAGTAATAAAAATCTCTAAAAAGAATTTTAAGAAAGTCTCTAAAGATTACAAGAACTCTACTAAGGGTAAAGAAACGATGATAACCTATGATAGCAAGTGGGGAACAGTTTCAGTACCAGTTGAATTTACTGAAGGAGTTGTGATTGAGTCTACCAAAGAATATGCAAAATCTCTTGAAAAGATTGCAAACGACAAGAAGATGTCCATGATTTCTAAATCAGAAAAACGAACTTTACTCAAGATTGCGGATATGCTCGCTAAAGAGAAAAAAGAAGAAGTTGAACCTATATTAAAAAAATATGATCCTAATTCTCCATCTCCAGAAGGAACAGTATGTCCAAAATGTGACGGTGAGGGATGTGATCATTGCGATGGTAATGGATATCATACAGAAGCGAAAAGAAACTTTAAACGGATGGTTTCAAAAGAAGAAGTTGAATGGTCAGTACCGACATTTAGTAAATTTATAACAGAAGGTCGTCCTGCGGGAAAGATTCGTGATGATGAAAATACTACGACAAATAAAGAACGACAGAGGCTTGTAGCTTCTCAAGAAAAAAATTACACCTTAAAAGATATCGAAAGTATAGCACGAAAACATAAAGTTCGGTTAAATCCGGTAGAACCTCCAATGAAATTTGGTCAGGAATGGACAATAATAACTGATAGAGGTATTAAACTTATTTACGATAAAAAGGGAAATGATACTTACGTTACAGGATGGAGAATAGATAAAAAGAAATTACGACAATATAAAGATAAGTATGAAAATGAAGAGACACGGATACAAGACATACAGCAAGATAGCAGGGGCCGATTGAGTTTACGTGGATTTGAATCGGCGTTTGAAGTAATTGGTGAACAATTGACAGAAGAAGGCGAAGGAGGAATTCCTGCAAATGCTACAGGTACTGCAGTAGTAGGAACAGGTGATGATCCTACAGTCTGGAAAAAGAAAAAAAGAAAGAACGCAAAAGTAGAAACAGAAGAATTTGGCGGCAAAAAAGTATTTGTTGTTTCCCCAAAAAAATATTGGGATTCCCGAATGGGTAAATCTAGATATAATCGATATGAAAAATATGTTGGAAATGATAAATTAGGAGAAGCAATTAGACAATATGGAAAAGAAAATCCTAAATCTCCTATTATATTAAAAAATTCTGATACTGGGGCAATGCTATATCTTAAATATGGCAAATAACAACAACTATAAATTGGAATACGATGCCGGAAGATGATCAGCTTCAATCTGTGAAACTCGAAGTCGGTCTGTTAAAAAATGAGGTCGAAACAAGAGGGAAGCAAATTGAAACTCTTCTCTCTAAACTTGATCTCACCACAGACAAACTCTCACAGCTCACAGTACAAATAATAAAGTTGAATACTCGACAAGAGGATTATCTTAGGCACACGACTAGTACTAGTGCTGAATTTAAAATTCTACATACTAGAATTGGTGATCTTTATGATAAACAATTGATAATGCAAAAGGAAATAGAGGAACGTATAGATCGTTTAGATCAATATAAATCTAAATTAATGGGCATGATTATTGTTGTCGGCGGTTTTGTCGGCGCATTAGTTGCGGCCACAACGGGTATATTTTTAAAGGACTAATATGAAAACTTTTAAAGAATTAATAGGTGAATTTGGAGAAGCTCTTAAAAAAACAATAGTATATAGAGCTGGTAAAAAGAAAATTATTAGAAAAAGTAGCAAAGACGGATACAAAAACGTGGGCGGAAAAGAAGTAAAAATGAAAGCCGATGAAAAACGTGCACGTGCAAAAGCCATGAAAAAGGTTGCTAAGAAAATGGGAGGAAAAAGAGCAAAAATGGCGAAAAAACGAGCAAGAACAATGAGGAAACGCGGAGATAGATAGTGAAACCATTCGGAACATACCTCAAAGAAACACGTTTAGATGATAAACTTGATAAGCTGGTTAGTAAGGAAATTAAAAAACGTAAACTTGCAAAATTTCCAGTTAATGCTACTGATGATATTAAAATGAGGAGGGGTAAACCAGCATTCAAATTTCCTTCACCAAATAGTGATATGATGATTCATGTTTTCCTTAGACCAATGAAAGGGGAAAAAGGAATGATGGCATTTAATTATCAGTTAGAGGATAAATGATAACATTTAAGCAATATGAAGATGTAGTAAAAAGAATTGCTAAAAAATTAAATACATCAAAAGATGTAGCATTAGCCGCACTTGCAAAAGCACAACAAAAAGGGATCAATCCTTTGAAGTGGCAAAAATATATGACAATGTTGAAAACATTTGCACAGGTTGTTGCAGAATATGATCCTGTCGATGAACGGGTAATGACCTCAAAGCAAAAAGTAACTCAAATGCGACATTATTGGGATGATCTTGATCGTGGAGCATCTGATGAACGAAAAAAGAAAAGTTTAGAAATTAGGTTTAAGATTAAAAATATTACCCTTGACAAAAGAGGTAACATTATATCATTCGATGAAGATAGAGATTACAAAGATGAGTATAAAAAGTTCCAATCATCAAAAAAGAGTATAAAATATAGAGCCGAGTTGAATAAGTATAATAGAGATAAAGGTACATACGGAAACGGTGACAAGAAAGATGCATCCCATAAAGGACGTAAAATAGTAGGAATGGAAGACCAAAGTATTAATAGAGGTAGAGCAGAAAAAAGTAGATTAGTTGGGTCAAAAAGAGCAAAATCTGAAGAAATTAAGGTTCCAATAGAGGTTGGAGATGTAGTAAAAGGTGGAAAATTTAAAAATAAGAAAATTACTGTAAAGAAAATAGGAAAAAACGAAAAAGGTGATATTACTATTAATGATAGACCACTAATGAAATATAGAATAATACCACAAGAGGAAAATTATGGATAAAGCTATAGTAACATACATCGCAGTACTCAAAGCTGAGATACAACACTTGAAATCAAAACTTGAACCTCATGATACAGGTCATATACATACTACTATTTCTACTTTAACTCATCGCGTTAGAGAATTAGAAAGTAAGAATTAGTGGCGACAAGATCAGTATATAAAATCATTCGGAGGTGGAAGCCGAAAAATCAGAAAAGAACCTCTATAGGTAAATCTAGAAATACGAAACCAACAAATAAACATAAAATAAAGTGTTGGAAAAAATACAGAGGACAAGGTAAGTGATTAGTTTAACAGAAATCGCAGCAAAAAACTTCAAGAGAATTCGTGAGGATGAAGAACTGTCTGAAGATGTTCCATTGAGAATATCTGTCAAGGGTGGTGGATGTGCTGGTTATGAGTATAGTTTAACATTCGGAGAACCAGCAAAGAAAGATTTAATGTTTGAGTCAAAAGGTCTACCTATAGTGATAGACCGCAAGAGTCATATAGTAGTGGATGGGCTAGAGATAGATTGGTCACAAGACTTATCTGCACCTGGCCCACGTTTTGAAAATCCTAGAGCGGCCTCAACGTGTGGTTGTTCTACTAGTTTTTCAATCAAACCTCCTGATGAGGTTGATAAACCCGTGTGGATGAAATAAATGGCATATAGTGAAAAAGTATTGGAACATTATGAAAAACCGAGAAATGTTGGTAGTTTGGATAGTGGGAGTAATAGGGTCGGTACTGGTCTTGTGGGTGCTCCAGAGTGTGGGGATGTTATGAAACTCCAAATAGAGGTAGATGAAAATGAAAAAATTGTCGATGCTAAATTTAAAACTTTTGGTTGTGGATCTGCAATTGCGTCTTCTAGTTTGGCAACTGAATGGGTTAAGGATAAATCTATTGATGAGGCAATGTCTATTCAAAATACAGTCATCGTGGAAGAACTTTCTCTTCCCCCTGTCAAAATTCATTGTTCAGTACTTGCAGAGGATGCAATCAAAGCGGCAATAAAAGATTACAGAGCAAAAAATGAAAAACTTTAAAGATTTTATTAAAAACAAATTAAATGAATCTATAGATATAGAGACCAAAAATAGAACAAAGTTTTTAGTACAATCTGTTTATACACATTATGCCGACCATTATAGTAAAAATCAACCAGAAGTTGTTGGGTGGATGGATGGTAGTGAAAATGCTCTTATACGTAATACAAAATTATATGAAGCAGGAATCGAAAATAAAGATTCAGTTTTAGATGTCGGATGTGGAGTTGCACATTTTTATTATTTTCTAGAAAATCAAGGATGGACGGGAGAATATCTCGGAATAGATCCAAATGAAAAAGCTATTAAATTAATTGAAGATAAAATTCCTTCTTTTTGTGGTACTATAGATGATATAGTTGGACATTCTTACGATTGGGTTTTAGCATCTGGCGTTTTCAATTTAGGGCTGAAAGAACAGCATACTAAATGGACTATCAAAAATATGATAAAAGTTGCAAAAAAAGGAGTTATATTTAATATGTTAGCTGCTCCATATGAAGATGATAATTATGTATCATATGTTCCTGAAGAAATAAAGAAATGGTTGGAGAAATTTGATCATAGAAAAATAAATATTATGGAAAATTATATGGATAATGATGCAGAATTTACAGTATATTTTTACATATAGGAATAAATGGACAAAAAATTTATACATTATTTAGCAGAATTTGACACACCTCAAATTTATTGCGACATGGATGGAGTGTTAGCAGATTTTGATAAAGCAATAAAAGATCAAATTGGGGGAAAATTCAACGATGAACGTTGGTATGAATTACCAGATGATTTTTTTCTAAATATAGAACCAATGCCAGATGCTAAAAAATTATGGGGATTCATTGGAAAATATAATCCATATATTTTAACAGCAATTCCTAGATCATCAAGAGGACCGATTTCAAAACGTGCCACTAAAGATAAAACTCGATTTATGAAACGGTGGTTTGGAGTTGGTGTAGATAGAATGTATCCTGTCATGAGAGCAGATAAAATGAGATTTGCGAAAGATGGTAGAGATGGGAGACCAAATTTATTGATTGATGATCATATTAAGAATATTCAACAGTTTAAATCTGCCGGAGGAATAGGAGTACATCATAAAAGCGCATCAAAAACAATATCTGAATTAAAAGATATTGGTTATAAATGATAGGGAGAGCTAATGGCGACAGCTGGAAAAACTGTTGGATTTAAGGATAAAGATTATGTAGATAATGAGTTTATTGATATTCTTTCCGCTCCCAGAGATTGTTGGTGTTGGACTGCTTCTTGATACCTTGGGTGATGTTACTCTTACTAGCCCTGCAGATGATGATTTTCTTATCTACGATACAGCCACTTCCCTGTGGAAAAATAAAGCCTCTTCCACTATACCCGCCTCTATAGGACTAGGTTCATCGGATTCTGTTGATTTTGATAATTTAACTTTAACAGGAAATTTAGTTGTAGGTGGAACTCGGACAATCATAAATACCGAAGTCTTGGGTGTAGTAGATCCAATTATAACTCTACAAACAGCCGCTGATGGTGGTCCCCTAACCGTTGATTCAAATAAAGATGTTGGATTGGGACTGCAATATTTTGATGGTTCTGCGAAAACAGCCTTTATTGGTTTTGATGATTCCGAATTAAAACTTACCTTTGTTCCTGATGCTACAATAACTAATGAAGTTGTTACTGGAGCAAAAGGGACTATTGTAGCAGACCTTGAAGGAACAATTACTGCTCAAGGTGATACTGAATTATATGCTTTATCACAGGTAACATCCGCAGCTAATAAAGGAATTCAAT